GAAGGCTATCAATGGTTAATTGATAATCTTGGTGGTACTTGGATTAAAACTTCTTATAATAAAAAGATTCGTAAAAATTTTGCTGGAATTGGATTTACTTACAATTCAAACCTTGATGCTTTTATTCCACCAAAACCAGAAGGCAATTTTATTTTAAATGAAGAAACTTGTTTATGGGAACAAACGGTATAATAACTTTTAATAAATATTAGGAGAAATAATGGCTGGCACAACTTCAAAAGGGTTTAGATACCCTACGTCAACTGATGCACCAGCGGTTCATACTGCCATTTTTAATCTTGCGACAGATATTGATACAAAATTTGATTCATACACAACAACTTCAACTTTAACTTCAACTTATGCAACATTAACTAATTCGGCTGACAATGCTCGTATTGCTGGATTTTTGGCGATGGCATAAATGACTTTTACATATTCTGGTGACCCAACTACATCAACTCGAAATAAAGTTCGTTTTCTTCTGAATGACACTCTTTCAACTGACCCTTTATTTACTGATGAAGAACTTGATTATCTTATTACCGAATGGGGTACAGATGTTTATGAAATCTGTCGAGCGGCCGCGGAAACTTTAAGTTCTAAATTTGCTCGTCTTGCCGATCAAACAACAAAATCTGTTGGCGACCTACAACTTACAATTAGTTATAGAACAAAGTCTAAAGAATTTCAAGACCTTGCCATTTCATTCCTTAACCGCCGTATGCGTAAATCTCCTCCGTCACCATGGGCAAATTCAGATGCTCTTAAAAATACTGTTGACCGCGTAGTTACTGATTACAATACAGATTTTTGGGTTGGTCAATTTGATAATCCAAATAATATTCTTGACAAACGTATAGTCGAATAGGCGGGCAGAAATGACTGCTCAAATTTGGTCTAATTTATCTGACCTCATGGTGGATACTGTAAATTTTTATCCAAGAAATGCTGTAGACAAATACAACAAACCGACTTTTGGCTCGGTTATTCAAGTTCGTGGTCGTTTTATGAACCATGAAACAAAAACAAGAGATGCTAACGGAATTGAAGTTATTGAATTAGGAAAATTTATTTGTTACGGTCCTCATACCGAAATAACGGTTAATCATAAAATGGTTGTGGATTCAATAACTTATACAATTAATGATGTGTCTCATATTTCAGACGAAAACGGTGTGCATCACACAACCATTTCATTTGGTAAATAATAATGACGACATATTCTTTTACGTTAGACGGCGCTGACAAACTTAAAAAAATGCTTTCAGATTCGGGAAGAGAAAGTGGCAAAGAAGCGGGACAGGCTATTTGGGAAGAAGCAAATAGTATATTTGCTAAATCACAAATTTTGGTTCCTGTAGATACGGGCGCTCTTCGTGGTTCGGGTGGAGTTTCTGCTCCACAATCTGATGAGAAAAATTTGTTTGTAGATATTTTTTATGGCGGTCCAGCCGCTTCTTATGCTCTCATAGTTCACGAAATTCAAGGAAATTATCACAATCCACCAACTCAAGCAAAATATCTTGAACAACCTTTTATGGAAGCATTGCCAGATATTCAAAAAAATATGGCTAATAGAATTATGGAACTATTATCGAAGGGTGCGAAATAATGGCTACAATTTTGGAATCAATTGGTGATTATTTGGTCACTAACTCCTACGGTACCCTTGGAACAAATATTTTTCTTCAAGTTATGCCTGAAACGCCCGATGTTTGCTTAGCGGTTTATGAAAATTCTGGTTCTTCTCCTGAATTCACCATGGGTTCGGGTGGCATAGTCATTGATTACCCAATGCTTCAAATCGTATCTAGGGCTGGCAGGGAAGATTACCCAACTGCCCGAGATACAGCCGATTCTATTCGTAACTTGCTAAGTTCCATGGTTAATGTCACTATTTCTTCGGTAAATATTATGCGTATTGAACCTATGGGAGCGGTAAATTTTATAGGGGTGGATAATAAATACCGTCCTTTAGTATCGGTGAATTACCGATGCCTAGTGAGGAAATAACACAGGGGTCAAAAACCCCTCAAGAGAGAGTGGTTGACCCTTATGGCAGAAATACAAAAACAGACGAATTTCAAAGATGTTGGAAATGCAACCGACTCCTCTTTGAATTTGCCTCCCGACCATGGAGTATCCGCTGTACCCGATGTAAGTCAAATAATAAATCAGGATGACTCTATTGCAAAATTAGAAGCATTATTAAATAATGATGTTCCAAATGGTTGTAGATTTGGCAATTTTATACACATTTTGGATGAACCAGCAAAATCTAAATTGATAGCAATTGTTAAAAATCCAAATATTTCTGTATCTAAAATTTCAGAACTTTTATCCGAATTTGGTTTTAATGTTGCTTCTGATTCTGTGCGTAACCACAGAAAAAAATTATTGGGTCGAATGGGATGCAGGTGTTCATTTGATTCTTGAAGATGCAATAGATAATTTATTAAAAACTTCAGAAAAAAATACGGTTCAATCAGTTGAAACCAGAAAAAGAAATGCTGAATGGACTCCGGGTGTTTCGTGGGATGGGACAGAAGGCTTAATCACGACTGAAGCCATGGAAGGCGAAGTTTATCCAGATTGGTCAGGAATTTTGCGTATGTGGGGACTCGACCCCGCACATTTCGCAGTTGTCGAACCCGTTTTGTTTAACGTGTGGGGTGACCCTTTGGGCGTGTTGAATCGCCAATGGAAGGGTAAGGTCGTTAGAAAGGGCGCGAAAGAACGCGCCGATATAGATTATTTGATTGAAGATATAAGAAAACATAAGCCTCGCGTTAAAAAAGAAATTACAGGGAACGCTAGTTTAGTGGTATGTGTTGCGGATTGGCAGACTGGAAAACGTGACGGCGATGGATTAAAAGGATTAGTCGGGCGATGGTTACAAGCAATTGACGATGTTGAATCAAGATATAAAGAATTAAAAAAAATGGGTAGACCTATAGACTCGATTACCGTTCTTTGTCTTGGTGATTTAGTTGAAGGTTGTGATGGGCATTACGATATTCAAACATTTACAGTTGAAGTTGATAGGCGTGATCAAGTAAAAATTGCAAGACGTTTATTAAGAGATGCACTTATTCGATGGTCAAAATTTGCTCCTGAAATTACTGTTGCTGTAGTTGGTGGAAACCACGGAGAAAATAGAAAAAATGGAAAAGCCTTTACAACATTAAATGACAATGACGATGTTGCCTTAGTTGAATCTATTGCAGAAATTTTTTTGGCAAATCCTGAAGCCTATGGACATATTCGTTTTGCTATTCCTAAAGAAGAATTAAGTTTAACTCTTGAAGTATGTGGAAAAATTATTGGAATTACCCATGGTCATGTTGCTCGTTCTGGACAAGGGGTTGAAGCAAAATTGCGTAGATGGATAGCCGACCAAACTTTAGGAAGGCAAGCAATTGGGGATTGTGACATTTTAGTTTCAGGTCACTATCATTCACTTAAAATGGCTGACTGGGGTGGAGTCAAATGGCTTCAAGCGCCAGCACTTGACGGCGGGAGTATATGGTGGAGACAGTCAACGGGGGAAATTGCGGATGTGGGAGTTCTGACGTTTATGGTATCAAAAGCGGGCGTGACAGACCTACAACTGCTTCGATGAATGACCCGAGAGATATTGCCTCATACGCCGCGGAATTGGTGTCTGGGGAGCGTCAGGAGGCTTATGGTCACCCTCTTGATAACTTTGGTAGGGCTTCGCAAATTTGGTCGGTCATATTAGGGGTAAATGTCACTCCTGAACAGGTGGCTTTGTGCATGGTGGGAATGAAAATTGCGCGAGAAGCGCACCAAACAAAACCCGATACGGTAGTTGATGGAATTGGATATTTTTTAACGTTATCAATGATTCGTGAGGAACGTGCAAGACGAGAAAATATTTGATATATTTTTCTTGAGAAAACCCCTTGGTGACGGGGAATCACCTTGGGGTTTTTTTATGCCAAAAATTCGTACTGATACACTTTTCGTAGTGTGCGCTAGTCGCCCCATTTTACTGTTTGCCTTCGTGTCCCAAGTGACCTAAATAGTTGCTTGGGGTTGTCATGCGCCGTAACTAGGAGGCAAAATGGCAAACTACCGAGTGCTAAAAGGTATTGATTACCCACCAAATAAACGTGTTGAAGCGGGTCAAACTGTAAGTGATTTACCGCCAACTGCAATTTCATGGTTGCTTGAACATAATATTATTGAAGATGCCAGCAAACCTGCTAAAAAAATTGAAGAACCAAAAATTGAAATTGTTGTAGACGAAGAAACTAAAGAACCAACAATTGAAGAAATTGTAGATGTTGAAGAACCAACAACTGAAATTATTTCTGAGGAACTTGAAGTTTTAACAGTTAAAGAAACAGAAGAAATTTTAGATATTGAAGAACTTTTAGAAATTAAAAAAGATAAAAAAACTTTGATTGATGAGGACATTGAATAATGCCTACTTTTCGTCATGGTAAAAACATTTCGGTATTTATTGATAAATACGAATTTTCATCATATTTTTCTGATATTACAACTTCGGAAAAGGCTGATACAGCAGATGTAACTGGATTTGGTGCAACTGGAAAAGCCTACATAATTGGGAATACTGATGGAACAGCAAATATCTCTGGTTTTTTTGAATCAAGCGCAACGGGTGACGATCAATATTTTGCTTCAGTTAAAGGTTCTACAACAAAACAACTTGTAATTGCTTCTTTAGAAGGAAACACAGTTGGAACTCGCGCTATTTCTTTGCAAGCAGATACAAGTGATTATTCTGTTACTGCATCAGTTGGAAGTGCAATTAAAGTTACCGCTAACTTTCAAGCCACAGATGGAATTGACCATGGTGTAATTCTTTCTTCAGGTTCGGCAATTTCATCAACAAGCAATGGAACTGGTGTTGATAACACAGTAGCAACCACCAATGGTGGAGTGGCTTACATTTCGGTTCCAGTAAATACGCGAAACGGAACAATAGTTGTAAAAGTTCAATCTTCGGCAGATAACTCGACATTTGCTGATTTGGTTACTTTCACTACCGTTTCATCATCAACAACTACATCAGAAAGAATTCTTGTTGCCGCGGGTACCGCGGTTCCAAGATACCTGAGAGTGTCCTACACAGTTTCAGGTTCAACTGGTTCTGCCACACCAACCGTGGCTTTTTCAAGGAGGTAAAAAATGCCAACTTTCCGTCATGGTAAAGCAACGGTATTCAAAATAGATAACGCTTCGGCAACATTGACAGATATTTCGAACACGCTCACAGATGTTGGTTTTCCAGCAAAAGTAGACACGGCTGAAGTGACCGCTTTCGGAGCATCCGCGAAAGCGTACATTGTCGGTCTGACCGATGGAACAATTTCGCTATCAGGCTCATTTGACGCAACTGTGGACAGTTTGTTGTCGGGTGTTCTTGGTTATGCAACCTCGCTTAACTGGAACTACGGTCCAGAAGGTTCAACTGCTGGTCAAGT